AAAAATTTAGCAGATATGAAATTTAATCTAGCTAAAGATGGTTTAAAAGCAATAGCAGGTGCGTTAAATGAAAATAGCGCAGCAGCGAAAGCAGCATTAACTGCAGAAGCAATAATGAGTACATATAAAGCAGCAACAACAGCATTAGATAGTAAACCATTTTTCCCATTAGGTTTAATTGGATTTGCTACAGCACTTACAACAGGTTTTAGTGCAGTTAAAAATATAGTAAGCACAAAAGTTCCAGGCGGTGGATCAGGTGCGGCAGGAGTATCGGCAGCAGCAGCACCAATAGCACAAGCACCAGCATTTAATGTAGTAGGACAATCACCGTTAAATCAAATAGCTGAAACACTAAACAACCAACCGCCTACTAAAGCATATGTAGTGTCAGGAGATGTTACAACGGCACAACAATTAGATAGAAATATTATAAACGAAAGTGGAATATAAAAAAAACATAAATAAATATATTATATAATTATGAAGATAGTAGAACTTATACTAGACGAAGAACAAGAGTATTCAGGTATAGAAGCTATATCTATTGTAGAGAAACCAGCAATAGAAGAAGATTTTATTACACTTAATAAAGACGCTGAGTATAAATTAGCAGAAGTTGATGATGAAAAAAGAATATTACTAGGTGCTTTACTTATACCTAATAAACCAATACTACGAGTTAACGAAGAAGGCGAATATTATATATATTTTAGTAAAGACACGGTTCGTAAGGCTAGTGAAATGTATTTAATGGAAGGTAACCAAAACAATGCAACACTAGAACACCAAATGCAACTAAAAGGTTTAAGTTTAGTAGAAAGCTGGATAGTAGAAGATCCTATAAAAGACAAAACTGCATTTTATGGTTTAAAATACCCTGTAGGTACTTGGGTAGGTAGTGTAAAGGTAAATTCAGATAAAGTATGGCAAGAATTTGTTAAAACAGGTGCTGTAAAAGGTTTTTCAATAGAAGGTTATTTTCAAGACAAGTCTACATATAGAAAAGATGATTTAAGCGCAATAGAAAGAGCAGAAGCAGAATATCTATTATCTACCTTAAAAGATATTGTTAATGGTGTAACAGTAACACTAGAAAGTTTTAACGACTACCCAGATTCTGTTGCTAATAATGCTAAAAGAGGTATAGAACTAAACGACAAAGTAAATAATAAGTGTGCAACCGATGTAGGTAAGATAAGAGCGCAACAATTAGCTAAAAAAGAAAAGGTAAGTACCGAAACTATTAAAAGAATGTATAGTTATTTATCTAGAGCAGAAGAATATTATGATCCAAGCGATACAACTGCTTGTGGTACTATAAGTTATTTATTATGGGGTGGTAAATCAGCTAAAAGTTGGGCAGAAAGTAAAATAAAACAACTTAATTTATATTCAGAAGTAATTAACGAACAATATGCCATAATAGATGACCGCCTTGCATATTCTTCACAAGAAAAAGCTGAACAAATGGCAAAAGACTTAGGGTGTGAAGGTTATCACGTACACGAATACGAAGGTAAAGAATGGTATATGCCTTGTGAACAACACAGCGAAGATTTAAAAAAACCTTGTCAATCAGGTTACGAAATGATTGGTACTAAAATGAAGAATGGAAGAAAAGTACCTAACTGTGTACCTATAAAAAGATAAATATGTGTAACTGCGAATATTGTATTTGTAAATAATGCCAAAGAAAGATAAACATTATAAAACACCTAGTAGAACGTCACCTAAAGGTGCTAGAAGGGCTTGTTTGTGTCCAGACAATACTTATAGTCGTAAATGCTGTGATGGTTCATTAGAAGCGCAAGGAATAGGGCGTATTTAAAATTTCTCTAATACAAAATGTAAAAAAATATCGTGTATTCATTATATAGTTATGAATGCTACAGAGATATTATCAAAGGTCAAAACTTTATTAGGTGTTGATCCTAATAATGTAGACGTTAAATTAGAACAAATTTCTTTAGAAGAAATAACTCTGGAGAATGGTACTGTGCTAACTGCTGATAAATTTGAATCGGGTAGCGAAGTATTTATTAAAACAGAGGATCAGAATGTTCCCTTACCTATTGGTGAGTACGAACTTTCGGACAATAGAATATTAATCGTTAAAACAGAAGGTATGATAGAAGATATCAAAAATTCAGAAGAAGTAGTAGACGAAACTGCAGCAGCAGTAGAAGATACTAACCTTGAAGAAGCACCAGTTCAGGAAGAAGAAAAATCTGAAATGGGTTACGCTACTAAAGAGGAACTTACAGCTTTAGCAGAATCTGTTGAAGAAGTAAAAGGACAACTAAAAGAGATCATTGATGCAATGGTCGATAAAAAAGAGGAAAAAGAGGAAATGTCACAGCAAGAAGAATTATCTCAACCTGCGGCAGAAGGCATCAAACATTCACCTGAAAACATTGAAGAAAAACTAGGTGCAAAGTTTGCAGTTAACTCAAATCAAAACACTACCTATGGTAGAGTATTACAAGCAATTTCTAACAATAATTAATTAAATAATGGCAACAACAACTTCAATAACAACAACGTATGCTGGTGAATTTGCAGGAAAGTATATTTCAGCTGCTCTATTATCAGGTAAAACGTTAGCAGAAGGTAACATATCTATTGTACCTAATGTAAAATTTAAACAAGTAATGAAAAAAGTCGCAACAGATGGTATCGTAAAAGATGGTACTTGTGACTTTACAGATACTTCAACACTAACTTTAACTGAAAGAATCTTACAACCAGAAGAATTTCAGGTAAACTTAGAATTATGTAAAAAAGATTTCAGATCAGATTGGGAAGCAGTATCTATGGGATATTCTGCATTTGATAACCTACCTCCTAAGTTTTCTGACTTTTTAATTGCTCACGTAGCAGATAAAGTAGCTCAAAAAATGGAACAAAACATTTGGACAGGTACTAATGCAACAGCAGGTGAGTTTGATGGGTTTATCACAACTTTAGGTGCTGATGGTGACGTAAACGATGTAACAGGTACAGCATCTACGTCTGCAAACGTAATAGCAGAACTTGGAAAAATAGCTGACGCTATTCCTACAGCAGTATATGGTGCAGAAGATTTAAATATCTACTTACCATCTAATATGTACAGAAACTATATTAGAGCTTTAGGTGGATTTGGTGCAGCAGGTTTAGGTGCAGCAGGTACAAACGCTCAAGGTACTCAATGGTATAACAACGGTAATGCATTATCATTTGATGGAATTAAGGTAGTAAACGCTCCTGGTTTATCAGATAACGATGCAGTTGCAGCACAAGCGAGTAACCTGTTCTTTGGAACTGGACTTATGTCAGATCAAAACGAAGTAAAAGTAATTGATATGGCAGATCTAGATGGATCTCAAAACGTAAGAGTAGTAATGAGATTTACAGCAGGTATTCAGCACGCAATCGGTGGTGATATTGTATTATACGCTACAGCGTAATTAAAATAATAGTATAACTTAAAAAGGGTAGGTGGCATTATACTACCTACCTTTTTTTTTAAAATAAAATAAATTATGGCTTGTGCATTAACAACAGGAAGGCAGTTACCTTGTAAAGAATCGGTAGGTGGATTAAGTAAAGTATATTTTGCAGATTATGGTACATTAGGTACAGCAACAATCTCTGCAGGTAATATTTCTGCTTTATCAGGAACACCAGCTTTTTTTGAATACGATTTAAAAGGTGCTACTAGTTCATTAACAACAAACATCATTAGTTCTAGAGATACAGGTACTACGGTATATGAAACAACTTTAGAGTTAACATTTACACATTTAGATGTGGCAACTCAAGAAGAAATTAAAATTCTAGCAGCAGCAAGACCACACGTTGTAGTAAAAGACAACAATGCAGTACAATCGGGTACAATGGATCCAGATACAGTAGACGCTAATTATCTAATGGTAGGTTTCCACCAAGGTGCTGAAGTAACAGCAGGTACTATCGTTAGTGGTGCAGCATATTCTGATTTAAGTGGATTTACTTTAACGTTCACAGCTACAGAAGTAATACCTCCGTTATTCGTAACAGGAACGGTAGTTACTGCGTTAGCAAGTGGAACACAAATTAATCCAACTTCATAAAAGTTTTTTGTTTTTGTGTGTTTTTAAAGGGGAGTTTTTAACTTCCCTTTTTTATTATATAAAAAATATATTTTTTTTTATTATATATGTATGAAGATTTTAACAACTAGTACTTCAGCGCAAACTTTAACTTTCGCACCGAGAACATATCCGTCACAGGTTATTGTATCGATTAGAGATACTAGTACTAACACAACAACAAGAACTGAAAACGTTACATTAACAAGAAATAATGATAATGCATCTATATCTACTACATTTAGTTTAGTAGAAGGTAGATTTTATGATTTAAAAATATTACAAGGTGTAGGTGCGCTATGGAACACTTACAATGTAATATGGGAAGCAGCAACCGATAATTGGGAAAGTATAACAACTTCTGAAAAAAGTATTTATTTAGATAAGGTATTTTGTACTGATCAAACTATAAATCAAGCTGACAATGACTATTATACAATTAATAGCGGACAATACACACAAACAACTAATTATCCTGATGATGATTATATAATAATAAGCTAATGAGTAATATTAGAGTAGTAAATTTAAATACATATACAGCACCAAAGATAACGGAGCAAAAGAATAAAGATTTTGTTTCTTACGGTGAAGATAATAACTATTATCAATATCTAATAGACCAATATCAAGGTAGTCCAACTAATAACGCAATTATTAATGGTATAACTGAAATGATATACGGTAAAGGTTTAAGCGCAACTAATAGCGATAAAAAACCGATGGAATATGCAGAAGCAGTTACATTATTTAATAAAGAAGATTTAAAAAAGATATGTTCTGACTTTTACTTATTAGGGCAAGCTACTTTGCAAGTATATTACAATGTAGATAGAAGTAAAATAGTTAAGGTAGAGCATTTTCCAGTACAAACACTTAGAGCTGAAAAAGCAGATAAAAAGGGTGATATAAAAGGATATTATTATTTTCACGATTGGAGTAAATATACTAATAGAGATAAACTAACAAGAATACCAGCTTTTGGTAGTGGTAATAATGCAATAGAAATATTATGTATTAAACCATATAGAGCAGGTTATTTTTATTATACACCTGTTACGTATCAAGGTGCATTGCCTTACTGTGAATTAGAAGCAGAAGTAGCTAACTATCACATCAATAATATACAGAATGGAATGGCACCGAGTATGCTTTTAAATTTTAATAACGGTACGCCTGATGAAGAATCTAGAGAATTAATTGAAAGACGTATATATGAAAAGTTTAGCGGAAGTAGTAATGCAGGTAAATTTATATTAGCATTTAATGACAATCAAGAAAGCGCTGCTACTATAGATCCAGTACAATTATCTGATGCACATAACCAATATCAATTTTTAAGTGATGAAGCTACCAATAAAATACTAGTAGGGCATAGATTATCATCACCTTTGTTATTAGGTATTAGAACAGGTAATAATGGTTTAGGTAGTAATGCTGATGAATTAAAACAAGCTAGTATATTATTTGACAATATGGTTATTAGAGTACAACAAGAATATATATTAGATGCTTTAGATACTATTTTAGCATTTAATAATGTTTCATTAAACTTATACTTTAAAACACTACAACCATTAGA